TCCGCCTTGACCGCCAAACCGTCGTTGTAATCTAGGGTTATCTAAATTTCTAATAACCCACTCTTGATTATCACTAGGTCTGACGTACCGTGTTTTACCTTCTTTAATTGCTTCAGCTCGTGCCTCTAGATCTTTTTTAGTTGGTCTAGGCATTTACTTAATATGCGATAAAATCAATTGTTCTCTACCCGGATTACAGCCAAACGTGGCTCGCATCCAGGATAACCAGTTGCTAGTCCCCTTCTCTTGATTACATTTCCGGCAGGATGGAACCAAATTTCTCGTGATTGTTTGTCCGCCAAAATAGCGAGGCACAACGTGATCCAAAGTAAGTTCATGTAATTCATAATGTTCTCCACAATAAACGCATTGACAGTTGAAGTGTTCCTTGATGGCTCTACGCCACATCCGTTTGGCTTCAGGACTCGTCATGGTTATGAGGTTGTAAATGTAGTGATCAGGGGATGGCAACAGCGGGGTCATGCGTACTTCTTACCCGTTCTTGGTCTACGCCTGTTTTAGATGGCGTTTCAAGTTTACCTGTGTTTTTACCAGTGTGAGATGCATCTTTACCATCATTATTACCGTAAGTACCAAGTTTACGGTTAAGACGATTGGCCGCAGTACGGATCTTGAGTCCATTGCTAGTTTTGTTGTACTTACGCTGTTGTTTACGCCGCTTTGCAGCAGCCTCAGGGTTTGACTTGTAGTAATCAGAAGTTTTTTGAGCCATACAACCTCTTCTGTACCATTTCGGGATCAATCTTGGGCATGACTGTCGCTAGTTTATCCAACGGGTTGCCCTCATACGCAACACCGCTGATGTCATTCTTGGCAAGCCAATCACACGCAGCCTTTAGGTCTTGTGTGGTGGCTTCACCGCTTTTAATGCGCTGTAGAAATTCAGTAGTAACAAGGTTGTGAAGCTCGTTAAACTGATCTTCAGTCGCCTTCTTCTTGGACATTGGTCTTTTTACTCCTTACCTTTTTAGGTTTGGGTGGTTCTACAATTTCATACCGGCTTTCACCCGGCTCATGCATCAACCGAGACTCTGCTTTAACAGCTTGAGCTTCGGTTTCATATTCACCCAGCACCTTACCAGTAAAGGTATCAAATAGTTTGTAAGACATCAATCTTCTTTTTTAAGGGATACAATTGGTACGATGTCATGGCACAGTACCTCTACACGACTGCCAGGTCTAAACGTAAACCCAGCCTTCATAATCTCCGTACACTTCAAAGCTCGCACTAACTCATAGTCAAGTCGAAGCTTTTCTTCGTGACGTTTAGCAATAGCTTTACACTGCTCAATCATCCCACCGTCAAGCGGTACGGAAAAGTTGAGCTGTGCACCGTAGTTATTATTACGGGTGTAGCCTTGAGGCAACGTATCGTTTCCCATGTAAAAGGGAGAGAACGTCATTGTCGTCCCATTACACGAGTTACCGCCGGTAAACTGTTGTCTACTGGGAGCACCGTTGTTCTGAAATTGAACAGCTTGATTCGTTACGTTACCTGTGGCCGCTGCTACGGGGTTAGCGTTATTGCTAACTGTTGGTTCTTCTGCTTTAACCGGAGTTACTGAGAGAAGACAGAAAGCGAGGTAGTAGTAGAGGTAGTGTCGATGTCGCGGGTAATGTCGATTGTCTCGATCACACCTGCTGCTCGTTCGACCACTTCCAGTTGAAACTGATCGCCAGCTGTGGTCACCGACCAAGTAGTTGCGGAGTCGTTGATAGCTCCGCTTGGGGTTACATTTGTTCCAGACCATGATTTATAAGCACCACCGTACACTTCAGTAGCGATAGTTTCGGTGATGGTTTGCGTGGTGGTAGTAGTGGACTGCATACTACCTTGGGTAAACTGAGGTGTAACCGATTGAGCCATAGCTCCCATCGGGAACAGCAAGAAAAGAAGTAGTAGTTTCATGGTTGATTTTTGTCTTTTTGATCCTTTGGACGTGATATACCGTAAGAGGCAAGAGTGCCAGATAGCAAAGACGCCACAAACGTGGGATCCATCTTTTGTAGCATACCCATATATGATGCAGTCAAAACCCCTGCACTCCAAACAAGTACAAGAGCCTTCACGATCTCACTAAAAAAATCATGAATAAAGTTTTTAGTTGTCTGCATGTTTTTGTTTAGTTAGCAGTTTCTTAATTATAGGTTTAAGGACGCTAACTGTCTTTTTAAATACTGCAGTAGCTGTTAGGGTGGCTGCAACTGAGACAGTAGCTGTCGTTGTAGCCGTAGCTAAAATTTCGTTACTTGGTAGCGGAACAGTAAGATCTGTACCCGGTATGTCAACGTAACGTACTTCCGAACTTGGCGGAGGTTTAGGAATGGGAGGAGTCACAGGTTTAGGTGCCGGTTTCTCCTCCTTTTTTTCTTTTTCTTCGTTTTGCTCTACACTCGGGATACCCGGTGGCGGTCTGAGGTCACTAGGAGGCACTACAAGCGGCTTATACGAGGGTAAAAGTGCTCGTGGTACCTCCAGTACCGGAGTAGGTAAAACAGGTGCCTCAGGGAGCCTTAGAACCGGCAGTACCGGTGGTGCTCCCAGATCCATTATTTATCGCCAAAGAGACCACGCTCGATGAAATCAACAGCTTGGTCATCAACAGTGTTATCAGATTGCTCAGCAAGTTTACGGAGCATGTCAACAATCAATCGCTTAACTTTGTCGCTGTTAAGGAACGACATAAGAACGGGACGGATAAGTGCAATCATTGTTCTAAAAATGGGTAAGGTTTACCAAGGAACGCCTGCAGCTTTAGTAGGAGCAACGCGCTCATCAATTTGTGCTTGAAGTGCTGCTTCAATCTCAGCAACTTTCTCTTCACCGCCAAGTGCTTCTTTGACCCAACCAACCACAACTTCTTCAGTCAGGTCAGCAAAGTCAACAGTCACTTCACCGTCAAGACCGATGGAACCGTAGGCACCAGCGGAGAAGAAACCACCAGACTCACTATTGGGGTCAACCGTGTCAGACAGAGCGTTAACGGTGTAGTGGACGGTGTAAACTTTGTTCTCAGGGAGGTTACGCTCAAGGTTGGCGACTTTCCAAGTAAAAGCGGTCATTGTTAAAAAAGTAAAAGTGATAAAGGTGGAAAAAGGTGCAGCCTGTTAAAGGTCGGCTGCGACACCTTTTAAATGGTAGGACTACTGCGCCTCAAGAGCAGCAACTTTGGCTTCAAGGGTTTCGATCCGCTCCATTGCTTCCTGCAGCGCTTTGACTGCCTTCATGTAGAGCACGGAGTAGTTCACGCTCTTGGTGACGGTGCCAAGGTCGTTGCCGTCTTCGTCGCGGTCAGGGGATTCGGTGACGAGACCAGGAGATACGAGTTCAACCTCTTGGGCAATGAGACCGATCTGGGTGTGAGTCTGGCCTTCCTTGAAGTTGTAGTTGCGAACCTGGAGAGCCTTTAGGTCGTTCCACTGGGAGTTTGCGGCAACTATGTTCTCCTTCAGTTTAATATCAGAGATGGCACCGTAGCTGTTATTGGTATTCTGGACATTGCCATTAGGGAAAATATACAATGAATCAGTACCAGAAGTCGTACTGGTGGCTGAATTTCTAATTGCAAAGGCTGCTGTAACGCCAGAACCTGTTTGCGCCGTTGAGAAAATACCAGCAGTAGTTGCTCCGTAATGAAAATGGACACCATTTTGTGTAATCCTCATCCGCTCCGTCGGGCTGCTCGCTCCGTTGGCAGTAGTGGAGAACACTAACCTGCCCGGCATTGAAGTACCGGAAACAGTGCCAATGTCTACAAAGGATTGAATGTCAGCAGCGGTAGCAAAACTAGTTCCGTTAGATCCAGAAAAGCGAATTAATCCTGTTCGATCACCTAAGACACATGACGTCATTGATTGGTCTACTGTTCCATTTGACCGTTGAAAATCCAGGATTGCAGTAGGACCAGACCCTGCTCCGCCGTATGTGGTTAAAGCTAAGCCTGTGTAAATACCAGTGCTTGCAGTGCCGACTATCGCAAGACGTTGGTTGTCCCTAATGTTTCGAGTGGCAGTGGACGTCCCCACCAACAACCTGCCGGAGCTGTCGATGCGGAGGCGTTCTGTGCCAGCAGTAGAGACACCAACGATGTCTGCGCCAGGGGAATAGATACCCGTGTTGGGGTCGCCGTTAAATGCAATGCCGGGCAGCGCTGCCGTACCAGCACTAAACGTTAAATCACTTCCATTGATCGTATTGGGTTTCCACTGACTGTTGGCATTATTCCAGGCTAAAACTTGGCCATCAGTAGGAGGGGTGGTTAGGGTATCTACATCACTTAAAGCATCAAGCGAAACCAACCCTCCGCTGCTGGTTGTTCCCAAGGGAGAAGTTGGAGGAGTGAAGTTAGCTGTCCAAACCGCTACACCCTTATAGATGTAGATCTCGTCTAATAGACCGTCATATCCGGTGGGATAAGCACCTTCGCCGGGAATTGTACCAAGATCAAGGTATGGATCAAGAGATGGACGTACAAAAGCCACAGTGCTTGAATCGTCTAAATTGCCATTGGTAAAAAGGCGTATTGTAGTCCCATCCCATGTAACTGCAACGTGCGTCCATGTTGATGTTGATACAGAGGAAACAGCAGAAGTAACACCTGCGTTTCCTACTCCGGCCTTCCATTGGAAATTAACTTGATCTCCGTTTGTTCCAGAAGTTATTAAAATCCAATGTAGTCCATCGGTCAAGTTCCACCCTTGAAACCCAC